GGCGGCTCTCCGTCAATTATTAGATGCAGGAACATTATCTAATTTACCTGCAGGATTTAAACAAAGAGGCGTTAGAGTTAGAGATGAAGCAGCACCAATACAGCCAGGTGAATTTAAAGATGTTGATGCACCAGGCGGGTCATTACGTGATGCGTTCTTTCCATTACCATACAAAGAGCCATCTCAAACATTATTAAATTTATTAGGTATTGTTGTACAAGCAGGTCAAAGATTTGCAGCTATCGCTGATATGCAAGTAGGTGATGGTAATCAAGGTGCAGCAGTTGGAACAACTATTGCGTTATTAGAGCGTGGTTCAAGAGTCATGAGTGCAATACATAAAAGATGTTACGCAGCCATGAAAGATGAGTTTAAATTACTTTCAACAGTTGTATCACAATACTTACCACCAGAATATCCATATGATGTTGTAGGCGGTGCAAGAAATATTAAACAAGCAGACTTTGATGATAGAATAGATATTATACCAGTTGCAGATCCAAATATATTTTCCATGTCACAAAGAATTACACTTGCGCAAACACAATTACAAATAGCAACATCAAATCCACAGTTACATAATATGTATCAAATCTACAGAAATATGTATGAGGCCATAGGTGTTAAAAACGTAGATGCAGTTTTACCACCACCAGCGCCAACTGCACCGATGGACCCAAGTTTAGAACATATAAATGCACTAGCAGGCAAGCCGTTTCAAGCTTTTCCTGGTCAAGATCACAGGGCACACATAACTGCACACTTAAATTTTATGTCAACTAACATTGTTAGAAATAATCCTGGTGTAATGGCAGCCATACAAAAAAATATTTTAGAACATATTAGTTTAATGGCTCAAGAACAGGTACAATTAGAGTTTAGAGAACAAATGCAACAAATGATGTTGATGCAACAACAAGCTGTTATGGATCCAAACATTCAACAACAACTACAAGCTTTAACAAATCAGATTGAATCTAGAAAATCTGTATTAATTGCAGAAATGACAGAGGAATTTATGAAAGAAGAGAAGAAAATTACATCACAATTTGATAATGACCCTCTTTTAAAACTAAAATCACGTGAAGTTGACCTTAGAGCAATGGAAAATGAACGTAAAAAAGACAATGATAAGGCCCAACAAGACCTTGCAAGAGCAAGATTAATGCAACAAGGTGAAATTGCAGAAGATAAAATGGAACAAAACGAAGATTTGGCAAAATTACGTGCTGGAGTAAGCCTTGCAAAGTCAGGAGTACAACAAGCAGCCGTTATGATGGAGGATGATTAATGCCATTAAACAAAAAAGGTAAAAAAATCATGAAATCTATGAAGAAACAGTACGGTAAAAAGAGAGGTGAAAAGATATTCTATGCATCTAAGAACAAAGGTGTTATAAAAGGAGTCAAAAAAGGAGCATAAATG